CGTTGTAATATTCAGTTGAGTTGGTTCCTTTAAGGAATGAAATCATGCCTTGTTGTGGGCTTGTAATAGCTGTTGAACGAGCCGAGGAATCTGCAAAGACCATAACGGTCTGACTCATGAGGTAACCGTTGGTATCGGCTGCTGTCAGCACGTCCCCTGTCGCAAATGTCTTAAATCCTTGTCCTGCTGCCATGATTCTCCTAGTAACTCAATGTATTAGTGCCGATTATACCGTAATACGAACTTCCCACTACGAACCCGTCAGCGATTGGTTCGAGAGTCGTAATGGTTGCCATCATCTTATTTGGGGTGATTTCCCAGTTAATTCCCTGATATTGCAGGTTCTTCACAATAGTCGAACCATCTGGCTGAATATTGGTTATAAGCAAGTTATCAAAAAAATCTAGACCAATCATTGTGTCTGTTGGTACTGATGGATCTAATAAATCCACGACCATCTGGTCGATTCTTATCGTTGTGGCGGCGCGAGTGGCAACATATTCTGCGGCAATATTGGCGACCATTGTATCAGTTTGAGCCACAAGGTCAGTCTGATTAATACCGTGAGGGAAATATTTATCCACCGATGCTTGATTGGTTGCTGTAATCGTTGCCCCACCCACGCGGGCGAAGTTGCCTGTATTAATAATGAGTTTGTCATCAAAGGCAAATACAAGGTTTCGATAAGAAATACCACCGGACTGATTAAACGCTACAGGTGTTTTTGCCAATGAATTCATGACTTCTGTGCGATTTTTGAATACGGCTTGCCCAGCGCCGTCCATATAAAAAGCACCTGTTTCTGAAAACTCTGCGTTTTTGATTGCGCCAAGTGAGGTACGGGCAGTACCGGGATCAGCAACGCAAGTATTCAAACCAGTTGAAATAGTGCGCATTGAGGAAGGAAATAAAATTTGGTCGAGAATGGCAGAAATGCGGGCAGAGGTTGTTTGACCTGCTGGGGCAGAAGCTACGGTAGTTATATTTGCAAGATTGAATAAACGAAAAGCATCTGTGGCTGAAATATCGACATAGCCAGTATCTTGATTAACGGGATATGTATATTTGTAATCGGTGATATATCCAGAAAATAGGAACTTTTGGGTAGTGGCTGTTGTGGCCGAAACGCGTATTTTTCTTAGGGGTGCTAAATACCCGTAATAAGGCGATGAAGTATTTTGAGGGTTAAAATATGAATCAGGATCTAAAACCCGTATAACGGCCGTTCCGGCTTCATAAGTATCGCGCTGGATATTTCTACCTCGAGTAATGTTAATTTGATAGACATTTGGCGTTAGGTCAATGACCGGTTCATTGCCACCTGAATCAGCGGCAAGTTTGCCCGTGCCAATAATGCCAAATTTAGCATCGCCAATTACAAGCCCTTGAAATCCAAATGTAGCCCCGTTGGAATAATCAAAAGAAACGGCTATCTGTGCTGGTAATGCCATTATCCAAATGCGCTAACTAAACGTTGGACTGAACTTGGAATACCCGAAAGGCTTTGCACTTGAAGGCTGTCAGCAATGGCTTTGGTCAGGGTTGAATCTCCGCTTATTTTAAGTTCGATGGCGTTAGGGTTGTAACTTAATCCTGTTTGGGTGTTATATGAAATCATGGCATTTGATGGCAATGAGTTGGAAGCATTGGTTGTAGGTAAAGCAGGAGAAGCAGGATTTATGTTTGTGACTGCTCGTTCGCCATTTGTACTTAATCCGCCAAGGGCAGCAGCTTTAACCGCTAGATTATTTAAGTAAGCATCAAGATATTGAAATGGGTTTTTAGCATCTGGAAGGCTAGCGAGTAATCTTGAAAGATTACCAGTTGAATCTTGAGCCATGAGAATCTGATCTGTCAGTTTTTTGGCTTCTGCTTCGTTTCCGTTGAGAAGGGCTAATTGAGCTTCTACGCGCTTCTTTTCGTCTTCCGATAATTTGCCTTTAAGAGCAGCAACAAGTTCTATTTGTTGAAGGTCAAAAATTTTGCCTTCTTGTTTAAGAGCAGCTTGTTTTTTTTGTTCAGCAGTAAGGGCTTTTTGGTTTTTAAGAGTTTGAGCATAAAGTTCTTTGCGACGTTTTTCTGCTGCTGCCTCAGCCTTGGCTGCCGCCGCTGCTTTTTGCTTGGCTGTTAAATCTGCTTTATCTTTAGGAGCTGTAGGTATGTTTTTTAACACTTGCTGACCAGCAAAGCCATAGAAGAAACTTTTGCCTGCTGCTTTAATTTTATCTAACAAATTTGGTAATACGCCAATGGCTGTACCTGCGCCACGTTCCATGGCTGCAACTGCCTTAGAAAAAGTAATAATAAGGTTGGTAGCCTCTGATACAGAACCGCCACCGGATAGGTTGGTAAAGGCATCTACTAACCCACCACCAATGTTTTCGGTTGCTATTCTGACAGAGTTGGAGAGAAGGTCGAACTTGCCCGCTGTCGTGGATAGATTTGCTTGTAGTGCGCCCGAAAAATTACGTTGAAAAGCAGCCAATACTTTGTCGAACGAAGCTGTCTTTAACTCAGCTGCGCTTAGACCTAGAGCATACTTTTTGAGACCGCGATTATTGCCTACATAAGCGTTGGTAATGTCTGAAACAACTGTGGCTAAATCAGTATTGCTGCCCTTGGAGAAATCTATAGATTGACGCAATAAATCTTGGCTCATCTTGACTGAGCCTGTTACTTGTAACAACTTCTGCATAGCAGGAAATAATTGATCGTCAATAACGCCACTAGATAGCGAAAGATTGTTAATAAACTTGTCTATATCAGCGTTAGCAAAAGATAGTCCTAGGTTGTTTACAGTATTGCTTAATTGCAAAGCAGCCTTTTGACTGTCAATAAATTCCTTGACGGCTACCTTTCCAAAAGAAACTAAAGCATCTGTGCCGTAGGCTAAACCAAAAGCCCCAGCAAGATTCTTTACATTCTTAGCAAGTTTTTGTGTGGCTGTCTCAACTTGCTTAAAACCTTTAAGGTCTGCCTTGGAATCAAGGTAAATACCAACATGTTCATTAGTAGCCATTATGCTGCCTTTCCTAATGTTCTGGTATTAGCTCTTGCGTCGAACTCAGCAAAAGTTTTATCTAAAGCGCGCATAACAATTCCATGAGCGCGTCCTTTGTCCTGAGCCCAAGCGCGATAGATAAGGCGACCACGACCTTGAAGGCTAGATACCAAAGGCGGTAACTTGCTAATAAACTTTTCTCCAGCACCGCGCCAGTTGGAATGGCTAAAATCATGTGATCCAGAACCTTTTGGACCAACCCACGGCTGACCAAAAGGATTTTTACGTCCCGCGGTTTCGTAGATAGCACCTACAGCAGATTTGTTAAAAATAGCGGCGTTAGCAGTAAATCCTTGTTTACTTTTCTTTGTAACTACAGAAGAATAAGTTATTCCTCGAATTATTGTTGAAGCCGTGTAAGTGGGAAAGAAACCATTATTAAATGATCTAGAAGCCCAACCAGACATGGGTGATGTTGTAGGTACATATCCTCTAGCTGTTGCAACTACAGGTTTTAACCCATTTGCTATTTCTTTGCGAAGATTTTTTTCCAAATCAGGAGCAAATCGACGTACAGCATTGCGAAGGTCTGTATTACCTCTTATTTCTATGCTGGGCATCTTCCCTCGCTTTCGCTATGTCCTTAAGAACTTGAACGTGATATTGAAACTCCATTGGAGATAATTCAATTATGGATCGGAACGGAACTCCGTATTCTAGGCTCATGCGAGTTGCTAGATAAGTTACAGAGTTCCGATCCACTATTCCAAAGGGTCAGATTCTAAAACCTCAACTAACTTTAAGGTATCTAGAAAACCTTCTCCGAAAGGCTTAGGAGATGCGCCAGAACGGCGCATTGCTTCCCAAGCAATCCAATAGATGTCTGACTGCTTTTGTTCTACCAAAAGAGCTTTATGCCAGCCCATCTTTGCATGTTGTTCAAACGCCCATTCAATCGTTGGTGTGATTTCATAATCGTTCACCAAGCCATCTGTGGTCGTAACCCTTAGTTTTGCCATTTTAGCCCCTTACTTAGATATTAGGATTCTGTTACTGCAACTGTACTTGTAGCATTAAATGTAAGGCTCTGCATAGATACGTCGCCTGTTGCGCCATTAATTGCTGTCAAGTTGTTTACAAGTAGTGTAACTGTATAAAGTGGATTTGTTGCTGAAGTTGCGGCAGAAGACTGCTTAAATGTCCAAACAACTGACTTGCCGTAGCATGACTGTAATGTTTTTGTAACGTTTACAGCTGATGTGTAATCATTAAGAATATCGAGAGTAACTGAAGATGCTTCAAGTCCCTTGATAAATTTATGAGCTGAATCGCCCATCGCTGTCACTTCAAGTTCATCAAATGATTGATTGATAGTGATAGATGTAACGTGGTCTGAGAGGTTTACTGAACCCGTTCCCGGATCGACAGTAACCTGCACACCATTATTTAGAAATACTGCCATTTGGGTTATTCCTCGTCTTTCTTGGTTGCGGGTTTAGCTTGCTTTGTTTCTACCTGACCAATTTTAGTCAGGAATGCGTCGTTTTCGTCTTGCCATTCTTTGATATCCATTATTACTCCCATGCTGTGATTAGGCTGATTTGCATTTCGCATGAGAGTAAGTCTCCCGATGCTACTGAAAGAATTTGAGGTTGGGAGACAGAACCAACATTATATGAAATTGTGTCGTTTTCTGTTGCATCAAATAAAGCATTAAACATAGTAACAACGGCATTTTCAATGCCTTGAAGGTTGCCTTGATTATCAAATAATGGGACTGTAATAAGTAACTTAAAATTTGCTGTTGGACCGACAGTAGCCCATGAATCATTGGAAGGCTCAAGGTATGGATCATCAGGAATGATTACAACTGAATTAGCCTGAATAGTTTGAGGCGGGTAGGCAAATACTTGGTAGGTAGTATTGGCTGTCAATGCAGTCGCAATAGTTTGGCGAAGTGTTGATACGGCTGGAACTGACATTATCCAACCATCGCTCTTGGATTCATGTAAGGCGCGATAAGCCCACGAACCTTAGCTAACATAGTATTGCCCAGACGGTAAGGACTTGGAGTAATGCCATCAACTGAAACGCCGCCGCTAGAAGGTGATTGACGAGCCTGCCAAACGTCTATGGCAAGCATGAGAGCGGCTTGACGAATTGCTGGTGTGCTGGCGTATG